CTTGGTGCCGACGTCATCGATCAGCAGCGCGAACAGCGCCAGCCATTCCGACGCCTTACGATGGGTGCCCTGGAACAGGCTCAGCGCGAAGTAGTTGTTGGTCGTGTCCCCGGCGTGCCGCAGCATGTCCTTGGCAAACCCGCAGGGCCAGCCATCGCCTTTGCGCACGATGTCCTTGACGCATACCAGGGCGTGGTCCCAGTCCGGCCCGAACACCCGCTCTAAAAATTCCTGGTTGGTCCTCGGCATAGCGGCGGCGGAGGACACCGAAGACGAGGACACAGAACGGGCGTTGCCGGACGCGGGGTTCATTTCGCGCAGCCTCCAGAAGTCTCGGTGGTTGTCCTGCGCCGGAACGTGTCGCTGTGTGCAGTGTGCGACAGTTGCAAGACACTCCGAGCCTGCGCCTGCCCTCACGCCAGCGTCAACCCGCTAGATCTTGTGGCTTGTGCGAACCCAAAACCCTCGCCATATTGGCGTTCGCGTCGGTCGGAGTGGTGTCCTGCCGGCGTGCGACTGCGGCCGCATAATCCCTTCCCCGCAGTCTCCTTTCTCGGTTTGGTTTAACGAACTCTCGTGTGCAAACGAAACGGCGCCGGCGCCCTTCAGGGGGCGCCGGTGTTGTTTCGGCATAGCGGCGGCCGGCTACTCCTCCCGCGTCGGCCACACCGGCGGTTCGAGACTGTCCAGGATCACCTCCTCCATCGCGAGCTGGCATCGCCGGGCGCCCTCCCGCTGCATCGCGGCGGCGATGTCCCAGTCCAGATGCGTCCGTGCTCGCTCGTCCTCAGAGGTTGGTAGCTGAAGGTGCAGCGGTTCGACCCAGTAGCCTTCCTGGGTGATGAACCGGTGCATCCTCGCGTCCCACCACCAACCGGTGTTGGGGTGCCAATACCACCATGGTGGACAAGCCGGATTTTGATAGTCCATCACGCCTCCTTTAGCGTCGCCGACGTCGTTGCTCTTCTCGCATGCGTTGCCACCAAGATGGCAAGTGCGCGGCGAGAACCACGCCAATGGCACCCAAGATCACCAGGACGTTGATCTTGTCCATCACTCTAAGGTTTCGCCGATCCGCGTGACCGCCTCTGCGTCCAATAACAACCGCACCAGCGGCATGGCCTGCGCCAGGGGCAACGACACGTCCAGCCGGATGCGGGCTTCGCCGGCCTCGTTGATCGTGAATGACAACGCCTCGCCCACGCGCCGGACGGGACCAGCAAGCAACGCTGGAACCGGTGGGGATGCTGGTCCCGCCTTGTCCGGCTTGCGCGGCGCGAAGGTCTCACGCGGCAACCCGGTCAGCTTGGCCAGTTTCTTCTGTGTCGCCAGGTTGGGAGCGCCCTTCGCGTTAACCCAGACATGCGGCCCTGACGGGGCGATGCCCAGTTGTCTCCCCAGCTCTGAAGGGGACCAGCCCCGCTCGGCCAGGAACGCCCGCAGCGCCCCGGCGATATGGCCATACTTCGCGATCTGCAAGGGCGTCGGTCGCTTGCTCATGCCGCCCTCACCACGCGCAGGCGCCGGTGCACGGCGGGCACCGCACGATGCTGCACCAGGGCATACCAGGCATCACGCATCGCCACCGTGCGGGTCTTGAAGCCTTGCCGGTGATCGCTGCCATTGCGCGCCGTCCAGCACCAGCCGGTCAGCAAGCGTAATTCCCCCTCACGCCGATGCTCGTTCCAGACTTTGCATGCGACGGCATCGATGTAATGGATGCGGACCACGGCCTCGACTTCGGCGATGATGTCGTTGGGTAACCACATGTCCATCAGACCTTTCTGAACAACCACGCCAGCCGGCCAGTCAGCGCCATCCACATGATCACCACCAGGATGCCCAGCGTGATCACCAGCATGCCGCCGGTGACCGGCCCGGTGGTGAACACCAGCCCGATCCCCAACAACACCACCCAGCCCGCCAGCCCGGCGAGCACGATGCCGGCTATTCTCAGTGCCCTCATCCCCGCCTCCTGCGGTTGGCGATCGCGTGCAGATCCGAAGGCGCCAGCTTGGCGTAGGTCTTCTCCACCGTGGCCAGCGTGTCCCCCAGCATCTTGGCGATGTGGAACAAGGGTTCCCCGTCGATCGCCGCCAGCGACGCCCAGGTGTGCCGGAACAGATGCGGCGTCAGCCGGTCCTCCATGCCGATCGATGCCGCGAACTGGCGGAACGCTTCCCTGGCATACCCGCTGGCGCCCAAGACCAGACCCACCGGCTTGCCCGTGGTCCAGTCCTTGCGCGCCAGTCCGGCCTGTTCCCGCAGCACCGCCAGCAGATCGTCGCTGATCGGCACCACCGGCCGGTGCTTGCGGTTGCGCGGGAACCGGGGATTGTAGAGGTCGATGGTGCGGCGCTCCAGGTTCACCCGGTCCCAGGTCAGGTCGCTGATCGCGCCATGCCGCGCGGCGGTCTCCATGGCGATCGCCGTGAACACCCAGACCCGTCGGCGTGGGCTGTCCACCTCCTGGCCAGCACCCCATTCCCGCGCCTTGTCCCAGACCAGCTGCGCCTCGGTCCGGGACAGATAGTCCAGCCGGGGTTCACTCTGCGGCGGCAGATCCACCAAAGGCACCGGCTCCTCGAACAACCGGCGCTTCTTGGCGTAGTTGAGACAAGCCACTAGCGCCCCCAACTCACGCCGCACCGAGCCGTCCTTGACCCTTGGCCGCAGCGCCCGGTAGTGCCGCATCGTGGTCTCGTTGATCTCGGCCACCGTGAGCTGTCCCAGGCATCGCACCACCGAATTCAGCACCACGCGCTGCCCCGGCTTGGCCTGCGCGTAAATCTCGCACAGCTCGGCGATGGTCCGCCGGGGCGTGACCTCGGTCTCTTGCTCGACCTGGGCGGCGGCTTTCAGCCACTCGTCCAGGAACCGTTCCGCCCGAACCTTGTCCGTGGTCCGTGTCGACTGGGTCCGCGATCGCCAGCCTATGCCTTCGCCTTGCGGTTCCGAGTATCTGATCTCCCAGACCCCGCGCGGATTTTGACCAAGCTTCGCAGTGCGAACGAGCGGGTTTCCGCTGAGCACGCGGACGGCGTTGCGGACCGTGGGCGGGAAAGCCATGCCAGCCGGGCGTGGGCTTGTGTTTGTGACAGACACTTTTCAATCCACTTCTCAAGTTGGTTCTCGGGTATCAGGACCGGCCGCCCCGGCAGCCAGGGCAGCTCCCCCGCGCGCCGCAGCCGGGCCACCTTGGCGACCGAGCAGCGGAGCCGGAGCGCGACCTCGGCCTGCGTGAGCAGCCGGCCCTCAGGTTTCACGCGGCTTGCCCTCTGGTGCGGAGGGCAGGGCCGCGCGGACGCTCTCTGGCAACACGTCCTCCTGGATCAGCCGCATGATCTTCATCGCGGTCTCGACTGACATCAGCCGGCGCAGCTGCACCGTGCACACGCCCGGATAGGCGTTCAGCATGATGATCTGGGTGTCCAGCATGCCGGCGCGGCCTTCCTTCAGCCCTGACCCCTCGGGCCTTGGGTCGTCGATCACCAGCTCCTCGATCGGCAGCCCCAGGGCCTCGGCGAGCTTCTTCAGGTTGTCTGGCTCCGGGTAGCTCACGCCGGCCAGATAGTGGCCGATCCGGTCGCGATTGCGGGCCACCTTGTAGCCCCGGAAGTCGGTCGCGGTGCCCCAGACCGCGCGGGCCAGATCCGACGCCGACATCCGCTTGTCCAGCATCGCCTCCCGCACCTTACGGGCGAACGGTTGCAGCTCGGGCTTCGGTCCCGGCAGCCGCCGTGAGACCAGCGGCGTCAGCAGCCCCGTGGTGATCGCCGGGTCAGGGGCCGGGGTCGTCTCCACCGGCGGGTTCTCCGGCGGTTCCGGCTTCGCAAGTTTTCTTCGTGTAGACGCGGGCGCGGCCGCAGCCGCCTTTGCTGTTGCGCTCATCTCGGGGAACCTTCCTTCTCGCTTGACCAACCAAAAGCATTCCCCAGGGAGGTTCGTTTTTGTCCCCCGGGTGTTGGGTTGTGTAGCACAACAGAATGTGCTTGCACAACACTCTGTTGTAAGTTCCCTGTGGAAAACTCTCTGGACGACGTCTCAGCCAGAAGTGACACCTCCGTGAAATAAGGCGCGCTTCTCGCGAAAGAGTTCGACCCGCCGCAACCTGACCTCTCGCCTGTTGGCAGTTGCCAAAAATCACGCAATGTGTTGTGTCTTGTGTCCTGCGTGCGAGGGGACACAAAGCGTGATCCAGCTGGACGTGAACCTGGTGTTCGAGACCGCCGGCGGACCCAAGGGCCTGCTCTGGCTGCTGGGCCACTATTGCCCTGATGGCGCGCCGCCCTATCCCACCGTGCAGATGTGGCGGCAGCGGCGGAACATTCCCTCACGCTGGTTGCCCTCGGTGCTCTACGCGCTGACCTGCGCGGGGTATCCGATCAACACCTTCCTCACCGACCCTGACGAATTTAATCGCGAGGAGATGTCCGCCTAATGCGCATTCTCGGCATTGACCCTGGCGTGCAAGGCGCGTTCGCGCTACTGGACACCATCACCCAGGACATCGTGATCGATGACATGCCGGTCATGTCCTTTACCTCTGGCACCGCCGCAAAACCCCGGCAGCACAGGCATATCTCTGAGCAGTTGGTCGCGGAGATCATCATCGCGCGCGGCCCTGACGTGGCGTGGATCGAGCTAGTGCACGCGATGCCCAAGCAGGGCGTCACCAGCAGTTTCAACTTTGGTGTTTCATTTGGAATTATTCGCGGCGTTCTTGCCGGTCGGCAGGTGCCAATCGAATTTGTCACACCGCAAAATTGGAAGCGCGCCTTCCAGTTGGGTGCTGACAAACAGCAAGCGCGTATTCGCGCGGCGAACCTATTCCCCAAGCACGCGGAGTTGTTCCGTCGTCGCTGCGACGATGGCCGGGCGGAGGCGCTGCTGCTCGCGGCCTATGGCGCGCGCGAACCGATCTGATGTCTTAGGACATAACATTGTGTCTGGCGGACACAGATTGTCCCTTGACAACACACCTCAGCTGGTCCGTAAATTAACCGAAGCCCAGAACTGCGACTATCTCAGCTCCGGTGCAAGTTTGCCGTGAACGTGCCGTTACTTCACAACGGGTGGTCGTGTGCGACCAAAATCCGGAGCAGAACAGCCTTGTCGTTCACAACCGCAACCGCACTGCGCCCTTACCAGACCGACGGCGCCACCTGGATCTACAACAAACTGTCCCAACCGGACACGCGGGCGGTCCTGTTGTGTGACGAGCCGGGCCTAGGCAAGACCGTCCAGGCGCTTACCGCCGCGCGCCGGCTGAACGCCCGGCGCGGTCTGGTGGTGGCCCCCGCCGGGGCGCGGCGGGTCTGGGCGATGGAGATCACTCGCTGGTTTCCGGACTGGACCGGCCGGATCGTGATCGTCGAGCCAGGGATACCCCCTGTTAAACTCCTGCCCCTGCTGGACCGCCAGGACGTGATCGTCCTGGTGTCCTACGACGTCTTGTCCCAGACCCCGCCCACCATGGCCCAGGCCCTCACCGGCCGTCGCTGGGACCTGCTCATCCTGGACGAGGCGCACTACCTGAAGAACCCCTCGAACCGCACCCTCGCCGTGTATGGCCGCAAGGGCGCCAGCGAGGGCCTGCACGCCAGCTGCGAGCGGGTCCTGCTGCTCACTGGGACGCCCACGCCCAACCACGCCGCTGAGCTGTGGTTCCACATCCGGGCGCTATGGCCCAGCGTCCTCCTGGTCCCGGACCGCCGCCCCAATACCCAGAAACCCTGGCGCCAGCTCAGCCACGTCGAGTTCGAGGAGCAGGTCACCGACTACAAGGACACGCCCTGGGGTCGGCAGATCATCCGCTCGAAAAACCAGCCCTGGCTCAGGGATCGCATGCGGCCCTTCGTGCTGCGCCGGACCAAGGCCCGCGTGCTCCCGGAGCTGCCGGCGCTTCAGCTCCAGGACATCCCGCTGGCGGTTCGCGACGAGGTGCTGGACAACCATCTCACCCAGGAGGCGCGGGAGCTGGCGCGGCGTATTCTCGCTACCGCCCGGGACGATGACGACATCCTGGCTGCGCTGCACCGGTCGCCGTTGGACAACGGGGAACCTCCGCTGGCCAGCCTTCGTCGCCAGCTGGGCGAGATGAAGGTGGCCGCCACCGTCGAGTGGGTGGCCGAGCGCCTGGACTGCGGTATCGCCAAGATCATCCTGTTTGGTTGGCACCTCTCGGTGCTGGAGCATCTGCACCGTCAGCTGGCGCAATATGACCCGGTGCTGATCACCGGCGCCACCTCGCCGGCCGGACGCCAGCGCGCCATCGACCTGTTCCAGAACCGTCCCCAGGTCCGCGTGTTCGTGGGCCAGATCCAGGCCGCCGGCACCGCGATCACTCTCACCGCCGCCTCTGAGGTGGCGATCGTGGAACCCAGCTGGGTCCCCGGCGAGAACGTGCAGGCGATCGACCGGGCGCACCGTCTGGGACAGCATGACAGTGTGCTGGCCAGCTTCTTGTTCATCCCAGGCACCTTGGACGAGCGGATCATGTCCGTGTTCCGTCGCAAGGCCCGCGACATCGCCAAGCTCCACGATGACAATCCCGACGACAACGAAACGCAGGGAGGACGACGTCTACATGGCCCAGGTAATCCTGATCTACACCGAAACCGATCTGCCAAGCGGGTTCGAGCAGTATCACAAGTTGATTGATGCCTTGCGCACCCTGGGCGTGCCCACCGAGGGCAACGTGGTCCAGGTCGGCGACCGCAAGACCGAGACCGCGATGCTCAAGGATGCGGCAGCGAACACGTTGCCCTCGACGACGAGGAAACCCCGCCAGGCCCAAGCCCAGGCCAAGGCTGGTGGGGGTAACGGGGCGGCCGCCCAGGACAAGCAAGCTGCGCGGCCTGCCGTGTCCGAGGACAATGACCCGGACGCGGAGTTCGACCCGGACATGGATATGGACCCCGGCATTGCCGACGGCACGCTCACCGGTGCCGAGGCGAAGGACAAGGCTATGACCCTCGTCCGCCTGCTCAACGAGCATGGGTTCAAGAAGGAGTGGCAGGCGATGCGCGCGAAGCTGAACGTCGCCACCTTCACCAGTCTGCCTGAGACCAGGGGTCATGAATTCTACAAGCTGGCGGTGGCGGCCGCCGAGAAGGCGGGGCTGCGGGTGTGACCACCCTCGTCACCCTCGGGCCGGAGGATGACGACCTGCCGGCCCACTCGCTGCTGGGAGCATCCGGCGCTTATCGCTGGCTGAATTGTCCGGGCAGCTTCCGGCTGTCCCGCAGCGCGCCCGCCAGACCCGCCTCGATCTACGCGGCGACTGGCACCCTGGCGCACCGCTACATCGAGGAGGCGATCACCCAGACCCCACCCGGCACTCGCTGGCATGTCCCGGACACCGAGGCGGGGGCGCAGATCCAGGTCGAGCGCCATGTCATCGAGGTCGACCAGGACTTCATCGACGGCGTGAACCTGATGCTGGACTACATCTGGGACCGGTCCCTGCAATACTCGATGTTCGGGGCCGAGTTCACCGTGCGCTTGGACAGCTACTTCGTCCAGGCCAACATCAAGCCGCCGACCCGGCTCTACGGCCGCACCGACCTCGTGATGGTCGACAAACCCCGACGCCTGCTTGAAGTGGTCGACTACAAGAACGGTGCTGGCATCCTGGTCGAGGTCGAGAACAACCCGCAGATGCTGTTCTACGCGGCGGGTGTGCTGGCGGAGCTAGGACAGAAGTTCTCGGATTTGGTGATCGACACCGTCAAGCTGACCGTGGTGCAGCCGCACGCCCGCAGTGTGGAGAAGATACGCTCCTGGACTGTCGACGCCCTCGATGTGCTGCTGTGGGTGGACGAGGTGCTGATCCCCGGCGTGCAACGCTGTGCTCAGCCCGACGCACCGCTCAATCCGGACCCTTATTGGTGTCAATTTTGTCCTGCGTCCCATACGTGTCCTGCGCTGATCGACAAGGCAAACCAGATGGCCAAGCACGCCTTCACCGACGACCAGGACGATCCGCTCAGCACCTTGCCCTCTAGCCCCGAGAAGCTGGCCGAGGCGCTCGATCTGGCGGACCAGGCGGAGACCTGGATCAAGGCGCTGCGCGCCTACGCGACCGAGCAGCTCAAGGCCCAGGTGCGCATCCCGAACTGGGGCCTGGTCCCGACCCGTCCGGTGCGGCGCTGGACCGAGCTGGGTGTGTCCCAGGTCGAGACCAACCTGGTCACCCTGGGTCTCGCCCGCGAGGGCCACAGGTCCGAGCTGTTGACCCCTGCGCAGATGGAAAAGCTGGCCCGCCGCAAGGGCCATACCTGGGACGCGTGGTTCGGCCCGTATGTCGAGAGCCATTCCAGCGGGGTGAAGCTGGCGCGCACCGACCGCGCCGACGCCGCTGACTTTCCCGAGTGCTGAACAAGGAGAACCAAGACCATGGCTGCAATTCAGACGCCGGTGGGCATCCTCAGTTTCCCCGCCGTGTTCACCCCGAGGCCGCGCTCACCAGGTGCCGAGGCGGTGTTCCAGATCAACCTGCTGTTCGATGTGGCGGCGCAGCGGACCGAGGAGTTTAGAAACCTGCGCAAGGCGGTCGCCGAGACCATCGATCTCAAATGGGGCGCCGGCAAGTCCCAGGACAAGAACTTCGTGTCCCGGCTGCGCAGCCCGTTCCGCAAATGCGAGGAGAAGGACTACAACGGCTACGACATCCCCAACGGTGTCTACATCGCGCCCTGG